GCTGGCTGGGTATCCCTTGCTTTTGAAGGCTCTCAAGCAATCACCGTTACATCGGCAGACGTTACCGTTTCTCAACTTCAATCTGCTTATCCAGTGCTTATTGTTTCAGGCGCAAAAACGGCAGCGAGAAGCTTAATATTTCCAGCTATCGTAGGCGAATGGATTGTGCAAAACAATACTACTGGAGCTTACAACTTAACTGCTAAAACTGCTTCAGGCACTGGCGTTACATTAACCCAAGGCGAATCAACTTATATCTATGGCGACGGTACAAATATTTATTTCGCTGATTCTGCAAAGGTAGCAAGTTTTAATGGTCGAGTAGGTACTGTAACCCTTAACGCTACAGACGTTACAACTGCTCTTGGTTATATTCCTATCCAATATGCTATCGGCCAAAACGGACAAACTTGGAAAGACCTTACTTCTAGCAGAGCTTTTAATGTTACTTACACCAACTCTGGGGCTTCCCCAATAGTAGTAGCTGTTGGGGTTGAAGCTAATTCGGGACATGGTACATCGCTTCTTATAAATGGCATTCAAGTTGGAGTTGCCGCTTGGAATGATTATCCGTATGGAGCTGTTTACGGGCAATTAAGCGGTATTGTTCCTGTTGGCGGCACTTATATTGTTGAAGGTGATGCAAATATTGACGGTTGGGCTGAATTAAGCTAAGGAAAAAAATGAAAAATTACATTACCCCAGAAAATAAAATTTACGGATTTGATGACACTCAAACAGACATCATTCCAGCAGATGCGGTTTTGATCCCTGAAACATATACCACTTCTCAATATCCATTTTTAAGTTTAGTAAAAGGAGAAATTCAGTTTGACGAGGCTTCTTACAACACAAAAATTCATGCTGAAACAATAGCAAATTACAATTTTGCAGCTCAAGTAAATTTAGATCAAGTAGCCCAATCTTGGGGTTATAACTCTTTTGATACAGCAGCAAGTTATGCTAACTCTACAAACGCTCAATTTAAAGCTGACGCAGAGGCTTTGATAAAGTGGAGAGACATTTATTGGTTACAAGCTTATACTATTGAAGCTGGAACATTACCCACATCGGCTGAAATTTTTGTTAATATGCTACCTGTAGCACCAATTAAACCAGTAATCTAAAAAGGAAAACCCATGATTAAGCTAGATTTAACAATTCCAGAAGTTGAAGCCGTTGTTGCTGGCCTTCGAAAGCTACCTATGGAGCTAGTAGAAGAAACAGTAAACAAGATTAAAATTCAAGCAATCCCACAAATTCAAGAAATTCAAGCTGCTGCTGCTGCTGCAGAAGAAGCCGCTCCAGTAGATCCCATTCCTGCTGAATAACATAAGGAAAATATCATGTTTTCAATCAAACAATTCTTAATCAATGCGTCTTCAGAAGTTCGTCAAGAAATCAAAAAATTGATCAATGAGATCGAAGCCAGCATTCCTGCTGAAATTCCTGCAGTTGAGGAAACTCCAGCTCCAGAAAAGACTAAAGTTAAAGCTGATACAGCCGAAGCTGAAACACCTACTGCGGAGTAAAAGTGATGGATTGGTCAGCAATAGTTGCATCTATAGCTATTTTAGCCACAGCAGCCTCGGGAGTAATCGGGTGGTGGTCAAAAGAGTTATCTAAAAATCAAGATAAGATCATTGCCGATCAATCAACTTTAGCAAGACAAATCAATAGTCTTGAAGTAAAGGTTTCGGACCATTACGTCAAGCGTGAAGACTTTCAAAGCGTTACGAATCAGATATTTCAAAAACTGGATAAGATTCTTGATAAACTTGATACAAAGGCGGATAAATAATGTTTAAGCAAATAGCTGCCCTTTTACGTAAAAGACCGGAAATAATTGTTAAAGAAACTTCCCCAGTTGTAGAAAAACCTAAAAAGAAAAAGGTGGTTCTTAAAAAAGCAACAACTAGGGTTGTTAGTGCTAAAAAAACAACGTCTAAGAAAAAAGTTAAAAAATAGGGGAATAAATATGTATGTCCGAAAACTTTGGATTGTCCGAAGGGGCTAAAGGAGTAGCCCATGCCATTAATTCTAGTAGGGAAGCCAGTAAAGAGCTTTCTAAAAGCATTGAAGGAATACAAAAAGACGGAATAGATGTAGCTCAACGCAAAGCAAACGAAAGGCGAAGGGCGGCAAGAGAAGCAGAATTAAAGAAGCAAACAGCGTTAATAAAAGCGTTAGAAGATTGGAACAAAAAAAAGCAAATTAGCGATCAGGAAGCAAAGTTAAAAATAGACTTTGTTAAGAAATATGGTGCAAAAGAGTGGGATGCAGTATTAAAGATTAAGTTGGATATTGAAAATATCGAAAGAAAAGCAAATGAAGCTTTTCAGCATGATGTAAAAGAAGTGCGTAAGGTTCAGATTTATTGCTTTGCAGTGGCTGCGGTCATAGCATGGTATTTGACTTGGGGTTATAAATGAATGATCGAATGGCTTGGCTTTGTGTTTGTATAGTTATTTGGCTAATATTAGGTGTTTATATTTTAGGAGGTTAAATGGATATTTTTACTCATATTCTTACTGGAAAAGATAATACTACTCACGATATTGCTAAATGGGCATGGATGCTTGGGTTTTTGCTTGTAGGTTGTTCAGCTATATATCTTATATACACAGGTAAAGAAATCAGTCTTACAGAACTTGCTGGTGCTTTAGGCATTGTTTCAGGGTCAGGCGCAGCTTCAGTAGCTGGAAAACAAATGGCTGGTGCAGAACCAGATGCTAAATAATGTTTAAGACTTTATTAGGTTTTATTACAGGTGGTTCATTAACTGTTTATTTTATTGCAGGTGCATTTTTAGTTGGTTCTATAAGCGGTTGGTATGTAACTTCAGATCATTATGAAGCGAAGATTGCAAAAGTTAATCAAGAAGCCTATGAGCATGAAACTAAAGTAGTTGCAGAACAAGCAAAAATTGCTAAAAATACTCAAAATGCAAAGGATTCCAATGAAGCACATTATCAGTTATTGCTTAATCAGTATCGTTCTATCGGCTTGCACGACTCCAGTTTACAAACAAACGGAAGTGCCACCCTTGCAATACCAAGTCAAGGACTCCGATTACTTGAACCAGATGCAGAAGTTCTTATTGGGTTTGCAAAATCCTGTCAAGACACAGAAATAGAACGAAATGATGTTATCAACAAATACAACGCTTTAAGGGTTAAATAATGGAATATTCTAAAAATGGCGCAAAGCTTACTGAACAATTTGAAGGCTGCAAACTTACTGCTTATCCAGATCCCGGAACTGGTGGAGCTCCTTGGACTATTGGTTACGGTCATACTGGTCCGGAAGTTCATCCGGGTTTAACTATTACTCAAGAACAAGCCGAGGAATTGCTTATGGAGGACGTTAAAAAGGCCGCTGCTACAGTTAATACTAAAGTGACTACTGATATCACTCAAGAAGAATTTGATGCGTTAGTGGACTTTGTATTCAATGTAGGAGCTGGTAATTTTAATGCTTCTACTTTGCTTAAAAAAGTTAATGCCGGAGATATTCATGGTGCTGCTGATGAGTTTTTAAAATGGGATATGGCGGCAGGTAAACATATGGTAGGTTTATTAAAACGTAGGCATGCAGAAGCAGAAGAATTTCTTTCAAGCATGGCATGAGCAATTTTTTTAACAACACTCAATCCGATGCTATCTATGACCAATTAGAAGCAAAAGAACAAAAACCTAAAAGACACCATAAAACTACTGGGTATTGTTTATCTTGCAATGCCCCATTACAAGACAGAGCTTTTTGTGATAATTGGTGTAGAGAAGATTACGAGTTTGAAAGCGATATGCGGGGAAAGATTCTTAAGTCGAAACGTTAGGTTCTTTAGGAACACTAGCTCCGCTTTCAACAATTACCACGGGTTCATGTCTTAGCCAGCCATAAAATGGAATAGGAATTTCCTCGTTGGGATTTATAGTTTGAGCTTGAATTCGGTCTTCTGTAGTAAAAGTTGTCATTTTTCAAACCAAATTCTTGTTACGATATAAATAATAAAAGCCCAAAATAGTATCCCGCTAAACAAGAAAAAAAGAAACAAAATTTCTGTCATTTTCTTTTCCTTGCTGCAATCTCTTTTTGCAAAATATACCAAAACTCTGATTTTATAGGATTCATTTTTTGGCCTTTAAAATTTTACTTCCCCTTGGTTCGCTAAGTAAAGGCAATGGTACATCTAAGCGCTTAACGCTATTTGCTGGATGGCAACACCATTTTGTACCCATTTCTTTAATTTTCTCTTTTGCTTCTTCTAGCCAGAAATCTGGCAAGCAATCATAAATAGCCCCAGCTTTACCTACGGCAATCAATTGGCGTATTAAATTTCTATCGCTAGCTTTCATATTTAAACCCCCAAAGCAAACATAGCGCCAAAAATCATACCCATCAAAATACAAGCTAACCATTCTACCCATTTAGGGATTTCAAAATTATCTAAAAACATGATTTTCTCCTTTTTGTTAACCTACACAATTAGTATACCACAATAATCTTAGTATTTACATATTTTTGCAATTAAATTTTTCATAGAATTTAAAAAGTTGTCTTGATTAGCTTCTTTGGCTTTTAGCGTATCAGAGGTTATTTCATCTACTGTCTCCTGAGCTATAAGTCTATGGATGAATACCGGCTTAGTTTGCCCGGGTCTATGCACCCTTTTATTGGTTTGTAAATATTGCTCCAAACTAGGAATAGGGCTAAACCAAATAATGTGATTGCCC